TGTTATAGCCAGTTGTTCTCGTTATTAGTCTGTATTTCTGTTAGTTATTAAAAATAAAGTTCTTTGAAGTAATAATGTTTGTCAAATGGTGGAGAGGGGGAGGTTTCCCTCCCACGCACTTCTCTTGTTTCGGCTTAAAATGGATATAAATTCATTTCTTGCAATCGGAATAGTTGGACTCTCCAGTTGTGCTCCGCATCCCATTACACATAATACATTTGTCATATTAATCGTTGTCGTCATGTTGTTTACTTTTGTTGTCATAAAAATTAGTGTTGAGATTAATAAATAATAAACAGCGGTAAAGTCCATTTCTATTCCGATTGAAAAAGCAAAGTATAAGAACATTTTAAACTTACAAACCAAGATTTTAAATATCTTTTTGTTAGTCGCTTCAAAGAACTTTTCAAATATATAAAATTTGTTCATTGAAATATTGTCGATAGTCGTTTTGTTGTCATAAGAAACTGGTGTTGTCACCACCAGTTTCAATCGTCATTCTACTTTTCAGCGTCAATGGTAAACCATTTGCTTACTCGGATAGAAATCTTCTTGTACTTTGCAATGACAAGCACCAGAATAATCAGGAACAAGTAGTCCATAAAACATGATTATTTTTTGGTCGGTAAGATGTCTTTACCGATGATGAAAAGAGAGGCTACGTCATTTCAACTTATATCGAAGTGAGTTCATTCAGATTACTTGGACACCATTCAAGTTGTCAGTCTGGTAGCTTAACTCACGACTATCTTCAATATTTTCAAAGAACTTCTGTTATTGTCGTTTGTCTTTACAATTGGCTATAACGTAAATAATAAACACAGTTTTTTAACCGAATTAATAACGAGAATATGACACAGAAAGAATATGATAAAGCCCCTAAAATTGAACAAGTGCTATATAATTGCACTGGTTTTTTAGCTAAAAATCACCCGAGTATAATTGAAGCAATGACTATTTATGCAGAAAGCGAGGTTAAAAAATTGGGTTTATTTAGTGTTACCCCTCGTTTATTCTATGTCGTAGCAGAAATAGAGGAAGGCGTTTGGGAGCAAATTACAATAGGACTTGAAACTTACAAACAAGCAAAAGATTATAAAGATGGATGCGATGGTAAATACCCAAACGCTTTTATAGTTTCCTCTTTAAATGAGGGGTAACTATCATATATCAACACCTAGTAAAAAACCACTATAAAACAATGTTTTAAAGATGAAAAAAACAAATTACTACGAAATTTGTAATCAAAAATTGAAGTATTTAAATTATTCAGATAGAACAATTAAAACCTATCTTTTTTATATTAACCAGTTTTTAAATAATATTAAAATACCACCAACAAGATTAACATCAGGTGATTTTCAATCCTACTTGGATGATTATAATTTTAAATCAGTTTCACAACAAAACCAGGTTATTAACGCAATTAGGTTTTTATATAAATTCGGTCTAGATAAGAAATACGATAAAGTTTCATTTAAGAGACCAAGAAACGAAAAGAAATTACCAAAAGTTATTGATGGTGAGTTTATAAAAAACCAGCTTTTAAAAATTGAAAATATTAAACATAAATCATTATTAACTTTGACATATTCTGTAGGATTAAGAGTTTCAGAAGTTGTTAATTTAAAAATAGAAGATATTGACTCAAAGAGGATGTTGATACATATCAAAAACGCAAAAGGTAGAAAAGATAGGATTGTCCCACTATCTGAAACTGTATTGGATTTATTAAGAAATTATTTTAAACAATATAAACCAAAAGAATATTTATTCAACGGACAAAACTCATTAAAATATAGCCCAAATAGTTGTAATAAGATTGTTAAAAAATATTTAGGAGAAAAATATCATATACATCAATTAAGACATTCTTGTTTTACAAATTTGTTAGAATCTGGAGTTGATCTGAGAATTATCCAAAAAATTGCCGGTCACAATAATGTTAAAACCACCGAGATATACACTCACGTTTCAAATCAATTGTTATCAAAAATTAAATTACCTATATAATTTTTTGTTTAATTAAAAAATAATTCTTATATTTGTGGAATGAAAACAGAACTAACATATGAAGAAAGAATCGCATGGTTTGTTGAACATTACTACGAAAGTGGTATGGAATACCAAGGCCTTTTGGTTACAATGAAGGATGAGGATTTAGATAATTTTAAATGGTATAACGATACCATATCAATACCAAAATACAAAATAGAATCAAAATTTGGAACATATATAATGGAAACAAGAAGTAATACAAAAATAAGTACAGATAAACTCGGAGCGTTTATTGAACGACTTAAAAAAATAGGAATTGATGTAAAACTATCAGGAAACTTTCCCTGGATTTATCTTGATGAAATCAATGGTATTAGAGTAACCGAAAGGTTTTCCGGAAATCACGGATTCACTGTGATGTTTCTTCCAGGAAGAAACGACTCACCACCATCTGAATTTACAGATATTAAAGAAATTTTTAACCTTTTGAGAAAATACACAAGAGAAGGTGCGATAGTTAAAATGATGAAAGACGACGAAAAAGACGGATTATATGAAAAATAAATTATTTTTGGATGATTTTGTTTAAATAGTGTTTTTACGGGTATTTATATATAAAATATAAGATATGCCGTATAAAAAAATAACTGGAATTTATAAAATAATTAACACTAAAAATAATAAAGTTTATGTCGGAAGTGCATTAAGTGTTTTTAGTAGATTAAATACTCATAAAAATTTATTAAATAAAAAAAAACATTTTAATTCACATTTACAAAAAAGTTGGGAAAAATACGGATTAGAAAATTTTATCTTTGAAATTATTGAAGAATGTGATGTTAATTTATTACAAGAAAGAGAAGAATATTATATAAAACATTACCAAGCTAATAATAATAAATTTGGTTATAATAAAAGAATTGATTGTAAAACAAATTTAGGTATAAAATATTCCGATGAACATAGGAAAAAATTAAGTTTAGCCCATATGGGCATTAAAAGAACGGAAGACGCACATAAAAAAATAGTTCAGTCACAGTATAAAAAAGTATATAAATATGATTTAGATGGGAACTTTTTAATGGGATATGATTCGGTACAAATTGCAGGAAAAGAGTGTGATGCACATCCGGCGAATATTAGTATGTGTGCGAGAGGTGTAATAAAAAAAACTAAAAATTTTATTTGGTCTTATAAAAAAGTTGATAAAATAAATATAATTAAAAAAAGAGTATTACAATTTAGTAAAAATGGTGAATTTATAAAAGAATGGGATAGTGCTATGTGTGCGGTTAAATTTTATAAGTGTGTGTGGATATATAATTGTTTGAAACATAATGATAAACATTGCGCAGGATTTAAGTGGAAATATAAATAAAAATATAATATAATGAGTAAGTGTTTTTTAGATGACATCAGAATACCAAAGGACGCAATAGGTTTGGTTCCTGATAAACATAATAAATTTTATTGGGAAAATGATTGGGATGTTGTAAGAAACTACGATGAATTTGTGCAATACATTGAAGTTAATGGTGTTCCGAAGTTTGTATCATTTGATCACGACCTTGGCGATACCGCAATGGATGAATATTTTAGAAATGTTGCAACCAATGGAACTTTGGATTACGATAACATAAAAGAAAAAACTGGTCTTGACTGTGCAAAGTTTCTTGTGGAATATTGTGCAGATGAAAACCAACCATTACCGGAATACTTGGTTCATAGTGCAAATCCAGTCGGAAAAAGAAATATTGAAGGATTTTTAGAAAACGCAAAAAAACATTTAAATATATAAATTATGGACTTAACTAAACTAACAATGGACGAACTTATTTCTTTGAGAAATAAAATTGAGGGACTTATTCATTCATACGAAGATGGGTATATCTACATCTGTTCTGTTCGTCAGTTCGGTAGTGTGTGGGAAGAAAGACCCGCAAGTTTATATTCATTGAAGGAACTTTGTGATTCATATTACGGAGACAATGGAATTGTAGATGTGTACACCAACAACCCCAATTTGGAATTTCCCGAAATGGAGTTTGAAAACTATGGTGATGTTATGTTTATTAAATCTGAAGATGATTACAGAGAGTGGATTAAACACACTAAGGCTAAAAATCTTATTGAAGATGTAACACAACGACTTGATGAATGGGATGAAAGTAAAGATTTACCATTTAAGTATCGTCCTTCTTTTGCTCCACATTGGACAAGAGAAGATGTTAGTGAATGGGTTACAGAATTTGAAAGTAAAAAGTGGGATTTTGTTGAACCAAGATCTATGAAGAAAGAATATTTTGAAGACGATAGTGACGAATAGAAAAATTATTATTATATTTGTATTATGGAAAATCAAAATAGCGTAGCATACGTAGGAATAATAGGATCAGTATCTGAAATACCAGGTGCTGACAACATAGAAATGGTAACCGTTGGTGGGTGGAACGCCATAACTAAAAAAGGAGAATACCAAGAAGGTGATAAGGTTGTTGTTGCAACTACTGATGCGGTAATACCACAAGCATTGTCTGACTTGATGGAAGTAACTAACTATCTTCGTAAAGGACAAAGAGTTAGAACTGTAAAACTTCGTGGAGTTTATTCCGAATGTTTATTAATGCCATTCAAATACTTGGCACCAAAATCTTTGGAGAACAATGTTAATGAAGGTGATGATATGATGACAATACTTGGGATAACTAAGTATGAACCACCAGTTAAGACCGTTCAGTTAAGTGTTGGTGGACGTAAAATAAAATACCACCAAAATCCTAACTTCAAAGTTTACTACAAGTTCCCTAACCAAAAGAATGTACCTGATATGTTTACTGAAGAAGATGAGGTTGTTATAACTCGTAAGTTACACGGAACCAACGCACGTTACGGAATAGTTAGAAAGAAAAAACTTTCTTTATGGGATCGTGTTAAAATGTTATTTGGAAATCAATGGGCGGCATTTGAATATGTTTACGGTTCACATAATGTTGAGAAGGGTTCTGACTCACAAGGTTTCTACGATACTGATGTATGGAAAACTGTGGCAAACACTTACGACATAAGAGGTAAATTGTGGGCTCACGTAAAAGATACTTACGAACCATTTGACTTGACTGAAGGTGTTGTTATATACGGTGAGATATACGGAGCGGGAATACAAAAAAACTACGAGTATGGTTTAACTGATGTTAAATTTGCTGGATTTGATGTTGAAGTGGACGGAGTATACCAACCATACATAAATGAAACAGTACACTTTGATTGCTTACAGTTACCGCAAGTTGAGTTGTTATACCAAGGTAGTTGGAATAAAGAAGAACAAGACAAGTATGTTTTTAAAAACAATATAGAAGGTACAAAAGTACCTCACGAAGGTGTAGTTGTAAAATCAGTAACAGGTGATCGTAGAAAAGTGAGTAAGGTAATAAACCCTGATTACTTAATATACGGAGAAAAAAATAATGTTGGTGACTCTCATTGATAGAGTCACCTTTTTTTATTAAGTTTATAAAAAATTAAAATTATGATACAACCAGCAAGAGAAATAATTTTCGGAGTTTGTGATAAAACCGGAAGTTGTGATTCGTATTTTGGATTCTTCAAACGGGAAGAAGATGCAAAAAAAGAAGTTAAAATCCAA